AGAAGGAGACAAAAAGCCACCCCCCCGCGGGGGGGGGGGGGCCTTTATGCTGCTACGCTTGTTCTACCACTTCCACATAGAGGCGGATGTTGGAGTGAGGGTCGGTATTATGCGGCGAGATGTATTTGGTATTAGTAAGGACTTTGAACCCTGTTGTTGTTACCTCATACACGTTCAACATGATGTAGCCGATGTACGGTCCAGCAAACTGCGCGAATGGTATAACCAACGGCGGTTTGGCATAAGTCTTACCAAACGGGATTTCGTTGGGGGAGGATGGGTAGTTGTCTGTCATAAGCAGCACATCCGACGTAATCTCAATGAACTTACGCTCATTCACGGCCACAGGCTTCGGTGCAAGGATAGCTTTGCCAGTAAAAGGATTCTGCGCTGTCTCATTATCAGGCGCGTCGCCATACCATACATCGTTGTGTTTAACCCCAGTACACACCATGTCGCGGTTGCCGTTAGCCAGTTCGCGGAACAACAACTGAATACCGTTAATCAACAAGTCTACGGTCGCTTCGCGCTCCGTAAACGCAACCTGAGAGATGGCCTCATACTTCCCCTCTCCACTCAGCGCGATGCTTGCTCCCATATCAGCGGGCGTTACGACCTTAATATCCGTCATACCATCATTCCTCTGTGGCGTACATATAGCCCAACACAGTCTCGCCCGTTGCGTTCACAAGGCGCACCCCGCGAGCAGGCGCAGCCTGGATGGATGCTTTGGCAACGTGTAAGCCTGAGGGGCTGTATGATAAGAGGTTGTCTGAGCGCGGGTCAATTCGTACTTTCAACGTGTTGGCCGCCGTACCGTCGCCGCCCAATGTCATACCGTCTGTTTGCACGGGTAGCATATCAGCTACGGCTACTTCGAGTACGTTGTCTTGACTGGTGTCTTTCTTAATACCCACAGTAAATTTCAATTTCTTATCGGCGTATTCAACGTTTTTCAAGAACACGTCGGATGTTACGGAGGGCATTAGAGACGAAAGGTCGGTATCAATATTACCATTGTTGGTAACGAGGCGGAGTGTTGTACCATCCAGCGTTACGCTGCTCACACCGTTGGGCAAGCCTGTCAGCTTGCTTACGTCCACGTCATATTTGCCTGTTACTTTCGCGCCGAGAACAATGGTATCGCCCATGTCGGCGGGGGTTACTACACGGAAATCCGTTGCCATAATTAAGTTCCTTATTCAAGAGTTGCAACAATCGCCACGGTACGACTACCGTCAGCGTTCAAAACTTTCAAGCTGCCCACGTTGGCAGGCTCAGCTTTGGGCATGGTAAACGTCTGTGTCGAGTTATCAGACTTGGTAACAACAAGCTGCGTCCCCTCCACCTTGACATCTACCACCCCTACGGCGGTCGAGCCGCCCGCGTTTAGACCACAGTTTATTTTTACGATTGACATGGTTTACCTCCATGAGAAGCCAATCCGACCATCTTGTGTCCAGCCCATACGCCACAGCATAGACTTCCGCTTGGTCGGGTCTGAGGCAACAAGATGTTCTTTCAGATAGTCCTCCCGTTGCAGCAGATAGTAGATGTTGCCATCGCGCATGAACCCCACGATGATGTCGCTTTGGCTGGCGAACGACTGGCGCACACGGTCTAGGACGACCCTAGGGCAGCGAGCGCCATCAGGCAGCGCTCGCTGTTGATACCCCTGCTTCGCATACGCATACAGGTACGGCCGACCTGCTACGGTGTAGGCGATAACCACATTCATGTTCTGGTCGAAGCAGAAATCAATCTGCTCAATGTTCGGCAGAGCCAGTACCAGTTTATGTTCTATGGTATCTGTGCGGTTCAGATACACGCCGTCGGGTTTGATATAGGCCCGCCATGTGTAACCGAACCAGTCTTGGGTAACATCTCCCAACGCTACGCCGCCTTGGGAGAACGCCTCGGTCGTACTGTAATACCCCGCCCGTGGGGGCTTGAAGTGGTGGATGTCGGATTGGATGAGTGTGTCGTCAGGCAGCATGATTAGTTACCATCCCAGCGGGTTACAAAGAAATCCAGCGTGAACGACAGAATTTGCGTTGCCGTTTTCATTAACGCTGCACCGTCGGACTTACGGAAAAAAGCGACGTACACAGTAGCAGTTGAGTTGGAATAATAACCACTTGGCACAGGCATACCGATGGCAAGAACGCGGATGCCGTTATCGGCTACGCCGAAATAGGGAGACAGGCTGATTTGCGTTGTCTGCTTCGTAAGTGTGTCGGGGTCGTTGTTCGGAGCATTCAGATGGTAGCTTGCTGGATAGTTATTCTTTTTCCAGTTAGCTTCGTCGTATTCAGGGTAATCTGCGTCCCCCCCGCGTTGGGGTGCGACAACTTTACTCGCTAAAAAGTCGGTATATTTGGGGTAGGTAACCGTCTCCATGCTCCATGCGTCGGTGTTGGTGTCCAACGCTTCTTTCGGCGAGAATACGTGGATGTATTTGATGTTGCCGATATGACTCCCCTGCCATGCTAACTGCGGGTTGGGCGTTTTATATACCCCGAACAACACAGTATAAGATTCTTTGGTTTCGTTACCATCTTGAATGGTGGTAACTTCTACATCTTGCTTGGTTTGACGAATGTCCCAATAGAACTTGATGTAATAGTTCAACTCTAAGATTTCGCCTGGTAGCAGCGTGATTGCAGTTGGTGCGTTGTTCACGTCTTTAATCAGCGCATGAGTAAACAGGGCGTAATCCGCGTCCGTTGTTGAGGCGAAACCAAGCTCTGTCAAATTAACACCGTTGGTATCGCCATTCGTAATACGAAAGAATGATTTGCGGATAGACACAACGTGGTTTGGATGTTCGGAGTTAGGATTCTCCACGGTGTCAGTAATATCCACTTGCATTCGCGGCGTACCCCACACAGCAAACAAGTCGGTGTCGTTTTCGGCCACCGTACCAGACCCCGTACCGAGCGCCAAATAATAGCCGAAGTTTACGTCGCCAGTTTTTTTAACCGACGACTTGGTAAAATACGCTTTGCTATTAAGCGCCAGCATACCGTTCTTGGTAATCAGGTTCTCTTGCAAGGGGATGGTCTCTTTGATGCTACCATCCGCGCGGCGTACTACGCCCTCGAACTCGCCTTTCACACCACCTGTAATAGAATGTTTTAACATGATTTAATCCTTATAGCACTTTGGTTAGTTTAAACGCGTCCACGGCGAACGCAACGGTTGGGTTGTCTCGCGGCACATCAGGGAAACCCCACGCTTGCCGCGATAGACTTCGTAACAGGATAGGCGTTCTGATAGCCATCTGCGCCGTAGGTATCTCAGCCTCAGTCTGCGTAGATGCACGCGCAATACTGCGCAACGACACTTTACCACCTATCGTCATTCGCGCCGTAGGCATCCCGTCATCAGTCTGCGTAGACGTGTGCATGATACTACGCAGCGACAGCTTACCACCTACCGCCATCCGCGCCGTAGGTATTCCATCATCAGTCTGGTTGGAGTAATGAAGTATGCCGCGTAGCGTAAAGCCGCTAGGCGCGTAAGGTTTAACTGCCGCTATGTTATCAAACTGCTCGGCGTTGATGATACGCGTAACCCACATACGGTCGGGGCGCTTCTGCTCCGCACACGCCATCAGCAGCAGGTTAGCAGGGGTTATCATGGTAGCTCCCCGTGCAGGTCGAACACGCCGTTGCCCACATAGACCGCAGTAACCGTATTACCCACGCGGCGCAGAGGACTGGCATCAGTAGGGGAGAACGTAACATCAGCGGCAGGTTTCAGGAACAGCAGCGTACCCAGGTCGCCAGCAGCCTTGCGAATGGTAACAACCCGACCAATCTTGTCATCTGTCGGCTTAGTCAGCGTGATGGTCTGATTCTGTTCCGATGTACCACGGATGATGGTAAAGCCGTTGTAGTCAGCCTGTGTCAGCGTGTAGTCTCCCGCTTGGTTGTTGATAGCGTACTGTAAATTCAAGGCCTTATCAAGTAGGCTGTTCACAAGGTCAGAGACATCAATGTTCACTTCCTTGTTGTTATTCATAGTCAGTACGATGTTAGTACCATCCAACCGCCCGCTCTTAACGAACACATCAGGTGTGATAAGCGACGACAAGTCAATGTCAATATGCGTACCGTCCTTGAAGTTCAGTTGCAGAGTGTTACCATTGATGACGCTGCCTGTGCTGACGTAGTTGTCAGGGCCGTTCACGAGTTTGGAGACATCAATCTCTACCTCGTTGTTGTCGTTACGTTTCAGCTTCAACTTGCCGCCGTCCAACACGCCCTCTGTGATGTATGTGTTCGGTGTGGGCAACGCGACTTGTACCACGGTTCGGTCGTTGTGTACGAGTTCTAACGTACCTGTCGCCGCAGCATAGCTACCGCTCGCAACGTAGGTGTCCTTTTGTGGCGGAATGGTTGGCACAAGCCCTGACAGGTCCACATCAACGGTGGTCGCGTCGTTCTTAGTCAGGGTCAGTACATTGTTGGCTAGCGCCGCACTCGCGACGTAGGTATCCTTAGACGTAACAACCAGCCCTGATAAATCTACCTCCAACTTCTCCTTGTCGGTGCGTGTCAGTACCAGCTTGCTACCATCTAGCTCGGCTTTCTCAACGTAGATGTCCTCGTTACCACACATGGTAACTTTAAATTTATTCATGGTGTTCTCCCAAATAAATCAGCGCAGCATTCGTCAGACCAAACGTGGACAACAGGCGAAGCGAGCGCATAACCAATAACTTGCATTGTACCGTCTTTCTGCTCTACGGCGTATTCTACGGTGTGGTTGCCCCCTTTGGTCGAGTAAATGTAACCAATCACTCGGTCTTTACAATCTACCAACTGCACGTCGGCGGCTGGGTCGCGGATGTCCTCGGGGTGGAAACCATAAACCACTCGTGCAAAGCGGTCAGCACAACCTGCCTCGCCTCTCTCCAACGTGATATTCAGCGTAGCATGATAGGTGCATGGCTGCGCTCCGCGCCAGCCGCACAGGTCGGCTTCCACCTTGTCGCCTGTGTTGAGCGTCAGTACCAGCTTGTTCTTGTCCACCGCCAGCGCCGTAGGCATAGGTAGCGTGGTCTCAAACTTCTCGTTATCCGAGCGGGTAACGCGCAGGGTGTTTTTGTTTACCACCTCCATCGCGTTCACATAAGGCGTTGGTTTCAACGCTGCCAGCGACACACTCACGGTCTCGCCGTTATTCAGCAGCAGTTGTAGCACAAGGTCAGAGGTCAGCGTAGCCTCAGTAGGGAACGTGTCCTTTTTAGCGGCCAGCTTCGCTTCAAGCTCTGCAACCACCACTTTCAATGCCGCGTCGGTGTCAGTCTTAACCTTGTCAATCTTGGTATCAAGCGCAGCGTCCGCAGCATCGGCGGAGGCACAGTCTTTCATTTTCTGCTTGGTCGGCAGCGCCGCCCCATCACACGTCAGCAGGCCGCCCTGTATCGTACCATCGGCGATAAGCTGGTCTATGATGTCTTTAATCATTAACCGCATTAACTCGCGGTCTGTCCCACAACTCATTGCGGTTCTCCTTGCTCATCAGGTTTCGTTGTGGGACGGCTGCCCACAACGCTAATTGCCTTGTTCGCTGTGTTCGCCCCGACCGTTACGGAGATATACCATGCGAACAAGTCCGAGGACAGCGTGCCATGCACCGTCTGCCATAACACAATAAGACTGCACACCGTGATACCAATCAGCATGCTAAACTTGCTGAGGCTCGCGGTGTCAGTCCCTGCGCTTAATAAAAGTTGTTTGAACATACCATCCCCTATGCTAGTTCAAAGTGTGGCCCATCAATGAATGCGGATTTTCCTGCTGCCTTACGCGCCGCGACGTAATCTGTTACAAGGTCGCGTGTCGGTTTGGTCGTACCATTCAACGTTCCCCAGCAGCCGCCCCAGCGCACATTGATACCCAGTTCGGTAGCCGCTTGACGCATGGCATCGGCGATGGGGTAGAAGTGTTCCCACGACCACGAGATTTCTTTCGTGCCGTTGCCGTCGAAGTCGCCCCACGGTAACAGGTCTACCGCGTGCCCGTAGCCATCAGCCTGTTTGATGTGTTTGCTGTTCATGGTACGGCTTGCGCCTGAGGCGACCAGTCGGCGCTGTCTGTCCGCAGTCCGTAACCCCTCGTGTACGGAGAAGTCCTGCTGCGTTAATTCAATCGCGCGTTGTACCACCTGCACCAGTTTAGGGTGCACACCCGCCAGCTTCGCCTTTGATGCATTTCCTAAAACGTAATTACTCATTCTTGTCATTCCCCTTGCTAGGTAGTGATTGTATAAATTTAATAAACATCGGGACGATTTGCGGCACTAGGTTGTAAACGATGTCGGTGGCATAACCTGCGCTACGCCCCATCAGTAAGCCAACCAGCAATGCGCTAAGTGGTGCATTGTTCGGAACGTAGACACTAGCGCCTACTGCGGCTACCGCACCCACGAGAATGTCGGTGCACCGCATGAATATACCATCGTTGGATTTCGCCGCAGTACGCAAGCCGCCCACGATGCCCCCGACAAACGCGAGGTAAGGTGGGGAAAGGAAATCTTGCATACAGCCCCCATGTTATTATTCATCTAAGCCCTCACGGATATAATCGGCTGCCAGCCAGCAGAACACGCTCATCGCTATGTAGGTCATCAACGCTTGCCGATGTACGCCGATAGCTGTGAGCCACGCGCTGCTGTAATAAATAAGTGTAGCCAACCATATATACATAGCCGCCGATACTGTTAGGGCTAAGGCTGAGACCCGTCGCCACTTATCGCGGTCGCCCAAGAATAATCCCGCCCATTGCAGCGCGGCAAGCAGTAATAGTATTACACACAACGCGCTTATATCCAAATGTTTGGCATTATACATTTTAGGGAGTGGTACGACCATAGCTTTCGTTTCGTAAAACGTAGCACACGCTGCCAGTAACAGCACAGCATTGATAAGCTCCACCCCCCGAGTCTTGGTTATGAACATCCAGTCCGATGCCCTGCGAACAGGGCGATGTTTAAATGACGGCATACCACACCCCCGCGAATAACGACGTTAATAAAGAACCTACCACCACGCCACGCCAAAACGTGCAACACCAGCAGCGGACAGCGATGGTCTTGTGTTGGCATTCCTGCTCGTCCAGCTCGTACTCAACCTCAGTACCACGACACGCGAGGTCGGCGAAATCTCCTAGTGGGTTGTAGCCACACAACAGGCGTTTATACCAACTGTCATTTTTCATTCAACACCTCCCGCTCTTGTTGCAAGATGGCAACGCACGCATCGCGTTGCTTGACCGCAGTTAGTGCGTATTCTCCGAGTTGGAGAATATCTTGTTCAACTGGTGGTTCACTTGCTGTGTGCTCGGCTCGCCCGTCGTTACCCACGCGGGGACTGCTGGCAGGCTGGTCTGTACCAGCGCAACGTGTGGCCGTGGTTGGCTGGCGCAGGCGGACAGTACCGCTAGCGACACCAGCGCGTAGGCGCTGTATTTCAGTCTTAGCATCTTGTAACTCCTTATAGTGTTGCTGGTCGGCGGCCGCTACCGCTGCGGCTACGGCTGCTTCCTTACTACGTTGTTGTTGGGCAGCGACCGCCGCTGCCTGTTGTTTCGCTGCCTCGTGTGCTTGCTGCTGTGCTTCCAGTTTGGCGTTGTAGTAGGACGACGTGAACGACCACGTTACGCCTACACTTACCACACTACATACTGCAAGCAGCGCAGCTAACGTTTTTAAATTACCCATTATTTAATTCCTAATGCGTTAATCTCTGCCAGCGCATCACGGCGGATGGCTTCTTGATTAGCGCGGATGGTTCGCATATCGGCGCGCAGGTCGCGGGCATCTTGGTAACGCCCCTCTGCTTCGGCTTTGGCAATCATATCATGTAGCTGCTTGTAAGTGTAGCCCATGTCGCTCTTAACCTTTTTAAGCGCCTTGTCGCTCTTGGCATAGATGTTGTATGCCTCGCCTACGGCAGCGCCGTCGCCTGCGTTGAGCACGTCCAGCGTACCACCTTGGTTGCGGAGACTGATGCCCAGCCGCTCGCCGAGGTCTTGCCACGCCTCAGCTCCCTTGCGGTCGATGTGCATAACTCGGGTTGAGCGTAGGAACTCGTCGCCTGCGGCAGCCAGCACGCCGTCGCCGTCGCGCATGGTAGCAGTCTGTGTACGAGCGAAGCTGCCATAGAGACCGCCTAAGAACGAGCGCCCCATCACATCCACCTCGTCGCCTGTCATATCAATACCACCGCCAGTCGCGCCGTACAGAAACTCGGCGATACCAATACCTGTCTCGCTGGCAGCGGAGGTTGAGCGCTCTACGTCAGCGGCGTTCTGTATGCGCTTGCCGTTGTCGTCGTAGGCGTAGTCCGATTTAACCTTGCGACCGAACGTGTCATAGCCCGTAGCCATCGTAATGAATGCTTGCCCCATCGTAGGCGTAACGGCATAGAGTGCGTTGGTAAAGGCGTTGTCGGTGTCGCCCCATTTCGCAGACGTTACCATCTCGCTCATAGCATGAAGCTGGTCGGTAGAGGCATCCATCACGTTCCGTCGTCCCATCATCACGCCGACAACGTTGTCCGCCAGGTTCTTAATCCAACCCAGCTCGTCCGAGATAGGTATTTGGATGTTCTCGCTCAACACGATGTTACGGTTACGGCGGGGGATTTGGAAATACTTACTATTGCCAAACTCATCGTCATCCTCGCCTGAGATAGCCGCAGCAGCGGCGAGGGCGGAGGCCACCAGTATCATCGCGCTCACTTTGCGACCGTGCTCTGTGGAGAGTATCTGTGGCAGCGTAGAAAACGAGCCTTGCATCACGGCGTTGTGGAAAGAGAACAGATTGCGTACCACGCTATCCGCGCCGTGCTGTTGGAAGTTAGACGTTAGGTTCTTAGTGCCTACGATAATAGCCGCAGCTTTCTCGTTGTTGTGTGGGTTCTTGAACTGGTCGAACAACTCCACTATCTGCTCGGCGGTCATGTTGGGGCTCCAATGGGTGCGCGGCCAGGGGCCGGGGTGGCGGCATGGGCCACAAGCGGCTCCTGAGAGGAGCCGAGAGCGGCGGCGCGCAGGTGCAGCGAGTAGATGAGGGCCGCGCTGCGGCTCATGGCGAACCGGTAGCCGGACGCCCCGCCCCAGGAGTCGGCTTCATCGAGGTTGGCGGCCACCGAGACGATGGCGCCGGCGCGGGCGAACTCCTTCTGCACCGTCATGCCCTCGATGACCTCCGCATCCGGCAGGGGGCGGACGAGGTCGACGCCGTCGAGCCGCACCCGATAGATGCCCGGCTCGGCACCGCTCGGGCGCAGGAGGAGGATGAAGGGCTCCAGGGAGCAGGCCTGCGCGTCCTCACCCCAGGTGCGCACGTCATCGGCCAGGGCGTCGCGGACCATGGTCAGGAGGGGCTCGGCCTTAAGCGGCTCGGCGCCATAGCTGGTCGACGACGAGCGGCGCTCGAAGGTCTGGTGCAGGTCGTAGGGGTAGGCGCCCTGGGGGCCGGGGACGAGTGCGTCCGG